TTCTCTACAAGGTGCGTTAAATAGTGCTAATTCATATTTAACTGCAAATGTATCAACATTAAATACAACTATAAATTCAACCAATACTTGGCTACAAAGTTTTGCGCGTAATGCTACCAATATTGATAGTGGTACTTTAAATGCTGCAAGATTACCATTAACTAGTGCTAATCCAGGCATTTATGGTGGTCAATCTATGGTTCCAGTATTTACTGTCGATTCTACCGGACGTATTACATCAATTGCAAATACTGCTGTAGCTGGTGTTAGTAGCTATTCTTATAATCCAGCAAATAATACATTTACATTAGCAACCAGTGCGGGAACAGTCTACAACTCTACAATTAATCAAGTTGCAGATTTTACAGTTACAGGAAATTTAGTTGTTAATGGTGCAACAACCACAGTTAACACATCAACAATCCAAACTAAAGATTCATTGATTAAATTAGCTAATGGTAATGCTGCAGATAGTTTAGATCTTGGGTTTTACGGACAATACAACAGCACAGGTACTAAATACGCAGGTTTGATTCGTCAAGCTGCAGGTAATTTCTACCTACTTCAAGGATTAACAACAGATCCAACTGCAAATAGTGTTACATTTACAACTGCTAACAGAGCAACTTTAAATGCAAATTTAACTGGTGGTACAGTATCTGGATTATCAAGCTTAATTGCAATCGCAGATGGTGGTACAAATAATAACACGTTTGGTAATGGCCAACAAGTAGTTTTTGCAGATTCAAAAATCACTACTAGAGCTAATACTATAACTAACGTTTATGGCTTATTGTCTAGTTCAAATACAATCACTGGTTTAACATATAATTCATATGGCGAGTTGACAAGTTACACAACTAATCCAATTGCTATCACATCATCTCAAGTATCAGGATTAGTTACATCGGCAACAACAGACACTACAAATGCATCAAATATTACTAGCGGTACACTACCTAATGCGCGATTAGTATCCGTTCCAAATTCTGCTCTAGCAAATTCAACCATTTCTGGCGTAGCATTAGGTTCTAGTTTATTCTCGTTAACAGGCTCAACTTCTGGCATTGGTTTATCCGGTTCAGTATCGTATAATGGTTCAAGTGCTCAAACATTTACGATAACCAGCAATGCATCATCCAGTAACGGTAGCAATACGTTAGTATCTAGAGATATTAACGGTAATTTTAACGCTAATACTATCAGCGCAAACGTAACTGGTAATATAACTGGTAATGCTGGAACGGTTACTAATGGAGTGTATACTAACGGTTCATATACTGATCCAACTTGGTTAACTATTAATTTCAGTAAAATATCAGCCAAACCTACAACATTATCGGGATATGGTATTACAGATGCAGTAACTTCTACAACAGGAACTGCGTTACAAAATTCAGTTACTGCCGCTTATAATAGAGCTAATACATCAGCTAATAGTTTTATTGGAACTAGTGGTTCAGCTATTCCAACAAATGGAAGTATCAGTTTAACAAGTACAAATGGCGTTACAATTACAGGCAGTTCAAATACTGTTACTATTAACACAGCACAAGATATTAGATCTACTGCTAGCCCAACATTTAATAGTCCAAGTTTTACCGGAACTCCATTATCCACGACAGCTGCTACTGGAACTAGTAATACCATGATTGCTACAACAGCATTTGTAAGCAATACTGTAAATTCTGGAATAACATTTACACATAGTATTACTGGTAATGCTGCAACGGTTACTAATGGAGTATACACTAATGGTTCATACAATAATCCTAATTGGATAACAGGTATCGCTAATACGAAAATCGTAGGGACAATAACAAGTTCTCAAATTGCTAACATCACATCTGGTCAAGTTACAACTGCGCTAGGTTTTACTCCATATAATTCTACAAATCCTAATGGATATATTACTGGTATCACATCTGGTCAAGTTACAACTGCGCTAGGTTTTACTCCATATAATTCTACAAATCCTAATGGATATATTACTGGTATCACATCTGGTCAAGTTACAACTGCGCTAGGTTTTACTCCATATAATTCTACAAATCCTAATGGATATATTACTTCAAGCGGAACAGCAACAGCTTTTAGTAGTACGACATTAAATTCACAGTTTAATTCTATCGGTGTTGGTACAGCAGCATCAACAACAGCTGGTGAAATTAGAGCTGCTAATAATATTACTGCATATTATTCATCAGATAAGAAATTTAAAGAAAATATAACAGATATTGATAATGCGGTTGAAATTGTATCTCATATCGGTGGTAAATTGTTTGATTGGACAGATGAATATATAAATACACATGGTGGCGAAGATGGATATTTTATTCGAAAATCTGATTTTGGTGTAATTGCTCAAGACGTTCAAGCAGTATTTCCAAGAGCAGTTAGGGTTAAATCTGATGACTCATTAGCTGTAGATTATGAGAAACTTTGTGCTTTAGCTTTTGCAGCTATACGAGAATTGAAAGCCGAAATAGATGCGTTAAAGGGAATTTAAATGACAACAAAAGCAACAAGTTCAATTTTAGAAAATACAACAGTATCATCGGGAAATTAAAGGTAAAATCATGGCTCAAGTAACAACAAGAGACGAATTAAAAGATTACTGTCTAAGAAGGTTAGGTGCTCCTGTAATTAAAATTAATGTAGATGATGAACAGTTAGAAGATAGAATTGATGATGCAATTCAATTCTATCAAGATTATCATTTTGATGCTACTGAGTTATTCTATTGGAAACATGTAATAACACAACAAGACATAAATCAAGGATATTTTGCCATTGATCCAAGTATTCTAGGGATCACGAGAATTTTTCCGCTAAATGATACGCTAACAAAATCGAATATGTTTGATCTTCGTTATCAACTAAGATTACATGAATTGTATGATTTTACATCAACATCATATTCAAATTTTGCTATAACTATGCAACATTTAACTAATCTTAGTGAAATGTTTACAGGTGAAATTCCAATTAGATTTCAGCGTCATACACATAGATTATATCCAGATTGGGCATGGGGTTCTCCACAATGTCCAGTAGGATCAACTGTAGTCGCTGAAGGTTATATGGCAATTGATCCAGAAACATACGATAGTGTGTACAATGATCGTTGGTTAAAAGAATACACAACTGCATTGTTTAGAAAACAGTGGGCAGAACATATGAAAAAATTTGGAAATATTCAACTTCCAGGTGGATTGACTTTAAATGGAAAAGAAACTTACGATGAAGCTATGTCCGATATCTCTAGATTAGAAAACGAAATGCAAGATAGATATGAACTACCAGTTCAATTTATGGTAGGATAATTTAATGCCTAGTAAATATTTCCAGAATTACGGCAAGTCTGCAGTAGAAATAAATCTGATAGCAGATTTGTACGATGAAGCAATTCACATGCAAGGATTTACTGGTTATTATATTCCAAACACAAATGCTCAATCTAGAGATTTAATATACGGAGATGATCCACTAAAAGCATTTGATGTTGCATATCCACTAGATATGTATCTAGTCAATACTATGGATTATGGCGACGAACAAGATTTTTTCTCTAAATTTGGATTAGAAGTTAGAAATCAAACAAAAGTTCAAATGACTACTAAAGAATTTAAAGCTAAAGTGTCATCAGAATATTCTAAACCACTAGAAGGCGATTTAATTTTTATTCCATTCATCAAAGATACTGGTGAATTATTTGAGATTAAATTTACAAACACATCAAAAGATTTATATGTTCTTGGTAGAAATCAACCATTTTATTATGAATTATCATTAGAACCATTCAAATACAATGATGAATCTATCGACACTGGTATAGACGAAATTGATGCGATTGAAGCACTAGAATCATTTAAAACAACATTGGATTTATTTGAACCCGGGTCAGGTAATTTTATTGTCGGTGAAACTGTGTATCAAGGAACAGCCAATGATTATATTGCATCTGCAGAAGTTGTTGATTGGGATTCTGTTAATACTATATTAACTATTGTAGGGGTAACAGGAACTTTTTCTAATACAAGTTCATTACAGATCGTAGGTGCAAGTAGTAATTCCCAGTGGTCATTATCAACAGTTGACAATAGTATGCAGAATACACATTTTGATAATTATCCTATATTACAAGAAGTTTTAGGTTTTATTGATACATCTGAGAGTAACCCTTTTGGTAGCTTATCAAATTACAATTAAGGAACAATATGTATCCACCAGTAGATGCTCAACCATTAACTACTAGATTACAAGCGATCAGAAAAACTACATTAGCGTTTGCTAGTTTATTCAAAGATATACCATTTATAAAATATGATGAAAATGGTAACGAAGTTGAACGTATTCGAGTTCCAATCATTTATGGCGATAAAGAAAAATATGTAAAGAGATTGGATATATCACAAGAAAAAGTACAAATAACTCTACCCCGGATTGAGTATGGCTTACTTAATATCCAATATGATCCAAGTCGAAGAACAAATCAAGCCAATAAAATCACTGGATGCACTTCCAATGGTTCTGCATATGTACATTCACCAATGCCATACAATTTCAATTTTGAATTAGTGCTTTATACTAGAAATATTGAAGATGCAAATCAAATTATGGAATATATAATACCATTTTTTATTCCAGATTATAATATGCGTATAAATATGGTTCCCGAATTGGGTATAACAAAAACAATTCCGGTCACATTAACTGGCGACTCACAAGAAGAAGATTCTAGTGGTGTTTATGATAGCTCAGTTAGGTCTGTATTCAGAACATTAACATTTACTGCTAGAAGTTATCTGTATCAACCACCACAATACTATAAACCAATTCTAGAAACACACACAAATCTGCGTATTCCACAGAATAACACTACGTTACAGTTAGCAAATGGTTATGGTAGTTTTTCAACAGGCGAAATTGTATATCAAGGTATATCATACAACAGACAAACAGCTAGAGCAAATGTTATTGATTGGAATGCAAATACAAATAGTTTAATCGTTGATAATGTAAAAGGTGTGTTAAAAGCAAATACAACTATAAAAAATCAAGTATCATCTGCTCAATACACAATTCAATCCATAAACACATCAAATATCGTATACACAGCAGATATCACACCATCTCCTAATACATATCCGGTAACTGGACCATATACATATAATATAACAATAACAGATAACACACTTTAAATTATGAGTAAATTTAACAAAAAGATGGATGAAATATTTAATCTTCCACCATCAATCATTGAAAATGTTGACAACGACATTGTAGAATTTTCTCCAAATCCACAATCATCCCACGAGCTATCTACACTACTAGATATTGATCTAAAAACAGATTATGAAAAAACTCGCGACAATATAGATTCTCTGATCGCTAAAGGAACAGAAGCAATTGATGATATGTTAGCAATAGCACGTCAATCAGAAAAAGCTAGGGATTTCGAAGTCGCAGGTAACATGATTAAAACTGTTGTCGATGCATCAAAAGAATTGCTTGAAATACAAAAGAAAATGCGTGATATTACAGGTAAGAAAGAAAATTTAACTCAGAATATTAAAAATGCTGTGTTTGTGGGTTCAACGACAGAACTACTAAAAGCAATGAAAGATATTAAGAAAACCGAATCTATAGAAAATTTAAACTAATTCCCAAATACTATTTCCACAATTCCAAACTTTACTCCATCCATTATTTAAAAGATTTTGATTTGCAGTTAATTCTGGATCAAAATCTTTTAAAATAGTTGCTAATTTATGTTTTTGCATACTTTCTCTAGATTTAATCGCAAAACCTTTGAAATAAAAAAAATTTGGATTAGTATTACCCAA